TTGCTACCCTCACCTCTAATAGTCATAGAGTTTGCACTTGCACTAACTACAGGTGTTGAGCCAATGGTTATGGTTGTCGCAGTGGACTTACCTGTGATTGTGTCTAATACTACTGTACTCATGCTAGGTCTCCTACTACTGTACTTGAACAAGGATTGTCAGATAAAGACCCACTGCTATTAAATGACCAAACTACATAAGAGCCTGTTGCCATAGCATTGTTAAGTAACCATCTATAATTACCATCATGTCCTCCAGTTCCAGAGCCATGAGTAGGTGCATATTCTAAATTAGCCATATTATTAGTAAAATTTGTAGTTTGTTTACCTGAAGCTAGGTCAGTTAATGAACTAACATTAAAACTTCCAATTAAACCAGAACCATCTGAATTTGAAGCAGTATAACTTTTTGCCAACCCTTGTTGCAAATTAGTCGTGGTTGAGCCACCTTCTCCAACAACAGTCATTGACCCAGCACTTGATGCACCCTTTAGTTTATCAATAGCTATCTCTGATGCACCACCACGAGTTAAATATGTATCTACTTTAATTGTACTCACGATACCACCAACCTTCCACCACTATTTACTGTCAATGTAACGCCACTATCTACTGTAAATGTTCCAGTAACTTGTGCGTTTTCTGTAGCTAGTATTGTAGTATTAGCCGTTAAGTTTTGTGCATTAGTTCTAAACAAACCACCTGCCTTAAAGTTGCCTTTATTCTCTGCGGCTGGTGTAACTGTACCAGTTTGTGGTGCTAAATAATTTACAAAGATATTACCAGTTCCAGAACTAGGTGCCGCAGTAAATGTTAATGTTGTGCCGTCAGGAATAGTGTAGGCAGCGGTATCTTGTACGACACCATCTACAGAAACCAAAACATCTTGTACTGAACTAACAGCAGTCGTTAATGTAAATGTGGTATCCGATCCATCGCCATTGAATCTTTGTACGGCAGTAGTCGTTTCAAAGTTTGTAACTGGTGATACACCAATAAAAGCCATTATGTGATCTCCATAATACTCAATGTTCCTGATAGCTTATCAGCTACGCTACAATCCACAGTAATCTGGTCTGTTGTTTCTAATACAACTTTATTTCCCGCCATCAGTTCTAGGGCAGATCCAACTGGAATGGGTGCATCTTTAACAATTATACTTGTTCCGTTTGTTACGTTGTTTGAGCCACCTCTACTACCTGTGTCACTTACTACTCTAACTGTAGCTGTAACTTGCGAAGTATGTATGTTGGACAACACTAATCCAAGAACGATTGTCGTTGTACTACCTGCTGCCGTATATACTACATACGGAGTTCCGCTTGAAGCAGGCTCGGCTGCAAAAGTAACCACTTTAAATGTATTTGCCATGTTATTATCCTAACGCTATTGCTAATGCTGTTGCCTCGTTTGCAGCATCTGTTGCACTTGTTCCACCTATATCAGACAATGTTTCAGAAGCACTTCTACCCTCTAATCCATTTGCAGTAAATCTTGCAAAGTCATCATCTGCTACACTCGCATGATCTATCTTAACTGCATTTGTGTTTGATATGCCAAAAGTTAGTGACGCTTGTCCACCAATATCACTTAGTACTTCACTAGCACTTCTGCCTTCAACAGATGTTCCATCTATTCTTAAAAAATCATTATCTGCAACACCACTAGTAAAAATAGGAATGTTAGTATTTGATATTCCAAAGGTTAATGCTGCTTGACCACCTATATCAGATAAAACTTCACTTGCCGATCTTCCCTCTATTGATGTTCCATCAACACGCAAAAAATCATCATCAGCTACACTAGATGTAAATTTTGGTATGTTTGTATTAGATATACCAGTATCTAATGTTGCAACTGTGCCTAAACCTAAAGATGTTCTAACTGTTGCTCCCGTTTCTAAAACAAAATTTGATCCATCACCTACAATAAAACCACTATCCGTTACTGCTAATCCAGCAACATCTTGCAGTTGTGCATCTAATCTTGCATTTGCCACTGTGCCACTTGCTAAATTAGAAGCATTTAATGCTGTTAAATTACTGCCGTTTGCAGCAACTATGTTCCCACTAGCATCTAAAAATACTGTTTTTGATGCAGGTAAAGTACAGAATAAAGTTCTTGTGCCAGAACTCCAACTAACTGCACTATTAGAATTAGAACTAGATATGACTGTCGTTCTAGCTAAAGTAGTTCCAGAAGATGTAAATGTACCCAAGCCAACTTCAAAGTTTGTGCCATCGGTACAACAATAGTATGTAGTGTCTGCATTACTTAAATTAGCAGTAAAAGTTTCAAAACCTGCAACTGCACCGCCTAAAGTATATGTGCCAGTACCCGTTGTGGTTGTGGTTTCCTTTACTCTGTCTGATATTACTAATGCCATTATTTCAACTCTATAGTAAGATTCCCTGCATTAATTCTAAAAATATCTCCAGAAGCTATAACTTTACTAGCATCCAAAGCTCCTACAAATAATATATTACCACTACTTGAAGCGTCTGCAATAATTACATGTGTTATTGTATTGTTTGTTCCACCTGATGCTGGAAACTCAATATTTGCTGCATTAGTTGCAGTTTGTGTGTCGGTTGAGTCTGCACCTATGGTTGTCCAACCAGATGCTGCTACTTGTTGTCTTGCGTAGTTTGTAAAGTTTGCCTCTGTGACAGAACCTGTTTCTGCGGCACTTACTGCTGTTGCAAGTCCTACATAGATACTATCTCCAGGAGATGAAAAACTTAGAGAGTTATTCTTGAATATATAATGTAATATTCTTCTCTCAAGATAATTGGTTGACGCATTTGCTGTTGCCATTTTATACTCCTATGTTCTCGGTCTTGATGGTAGACCAACTTTATATCCATCTGTATTTTCTCTTGCCTCGCCTAAATCTTTTAATCTTTCTATGTAAAAAACGTAATTTTTCTCATATTGAGCTAAAACATCAGGTTCACCTTTCATATAATAATATGCTTCTATAAGTGATCCATAAAGTAAAGCAAAAGGTGCGTTTGTGCTTATCCAAGTTGTACCACTATCAGCTCCAGCAGTTATACTAGCTGGTCTATAATAATAATGTAATTCTAAGGTATAATTACTGTTTGGTGTTGGAGACACAATAAAATTATCAACATCGAATCTTGAATAATATTTAGGAACACCTGTAGTTGATGAAGCTGGAGTATACTCTCTTATAAAATTAACATCTTTTTGTAATAAAAATTTTTCTGATCCAGACGTTGTTATCTGTAATGAAAAAGATGCTAAATAGTCTGAAGGAACAGTTAAATACGGATCAGAAGATGTAAAAGCACTTGTTACATTTTTTCTAAAATAATCTAAATCAACACTTTTAAATATTTTTTCTTCTGCGCCTTTTATAAAGTTAGGCAGGTTAGTAACAAAAGATGTTTCACTATTATCTGTGTAATCTTGTATTGCTGTTTTTAATGTTGCTAACGTAAAACTCATTAATTTGTTATAGTGACAGGTCCTGCTGATGCAATGCCACCACCTCCCTTTTGTGTTATGGTCGAAGTAGAACCACTATTAAATGTATAATTATTATCATCTGTTTTAGTAATCGTAAACCCACTTGCAGATATTATAACTGAACCAAGTATATTACCTATGGAAGTTACATCTCTAAATCTAACAGTATCGTCTGATGATCTCCCGTGATTAGGCTCATTAACACTTATTGTTGTTGAAGATGCTGTAACAGTAAAAGCATTTAAAGGTAATATGTTAGGAACAGCAGTTTCTGTTCTATCTGGTCTTGCATTTCTTATAGCTTCTGGATCAGTAGGTACTCTTGGAGGAGTAAGTTGAGGATGTTTTTCTTCATACTCATCTTTACCAACTAAAGAACCATTCCATTCTTTACGCATATCTTTAATTCTATATCTAAATCCAGAACGATCTGATAGTCCAAAAGCATGTTTACCAGATGCAAAAGCTCCCATTATCCCACCTTATAATAGTTAAGTTGTGGTGTTACAGTAAAACTTGATCTATCTCTATCTTCACCCATAGCTCTTTCAAACTCTTCTTCATATACTGTTTTTAATAACTGTATTCTATCAGGAGCTTTTTTCATAGATATATAATATGCTAGTCCAGCAGTTAAACAAGGATAAAATCTAAAAGGTATTTCCATTGTATTCGTTGCGCCATCAGCATCTTGTATTCTAGTCAAAGCGTCATAATGAATAATATCTGTGCTGTTTTCAGGGCTGGGCCAAATCTTTAAATTAGGTGTTATCTGTCTATCAAGAAAAAATTGAGTTGGTCTACCAGTAGTTGTTTTAGTTGGAATGGCTAAATATGTGTCTCTACTCACTCTAGTCATACTAAAATCTGTACCACTCCTACGGACAACAGCAGATAATATGTCAATAACATCTGTTCCTAATGAATAATCTGAGTCACTAGCTGTTAACGCTTGTGTTCTTTGTTCTATTGTCCATTGATTTAAACCTCTGTTAGCCCATTCTGCTAACATTATATTTAAAGATCTTTTAGCTGTTTGAAGATCATATCCAGTACGAAGCTCCAATCCACATCTCTCAAATGCTTCTTCAATATACTCAGCTACGTCAAGTTCAAAATCTGTTGAGCTAGATGTTGTCATTTCTTTTTTCTCCTAAGAGATTTAACTCTTCTTGGTTTACCTGCGGGCTGTCCTATTCTATTCTTTTGACTTATTCTACTTCTTTTTTCTGATGCTGTCATCTCTGATCTAGTCTTAGGAGTTTTAGAACTAATCCGTTTGCTAGGTCTACAATAAGGAGTGCCTCTTTTTTCTCCTTTTCTTCGACCACAAGGTTTTCCAGTTTTAACATCCTTCCAATCTTCTTTAAACCATCGTTTAAGAGCTAGTCCAGATTTTGTTTTTCTTACAGCCATTATCTATACTTTGTAACTTTACGTCTATTACTCATAACGATACCACAACCACGAGCTATGTTTTTATTTTTAGCAGGTCTTTTACGCTTTTGTTTAGTAACATTACCACCATTTTTTAACTCTACAACACCGCCTTCAGCTTTTTTCTTTGTCTTGTTTCCGTAATTTGCTGCACCTACCTTACGGCATTTTGCGATAGCTCCTGAAGCATACGCACTTGGGAAAACTCTGTAGCGAGCTTTAACTTTTCTGTAACAAGCGTCTTTTGGCATTTTTTTTCACCTTTACAATTTTTTTATTTTTCTTTTTTTTTCCAAAAGGTTTGGATATTTGTTTACTCATTTGAGATCTACCCATAACCATTATAATAACTGCTCCAATCCAGATGCTACAATAATTAAACTAACAATCATCCATAATCTATTATCTAATTTTTTTAAATGATCTTGTATTTCAGCATATCTTTTGTCACAAGATTCTTCATGTTTTTCCAATAATTTTAAAACTTCTGTCGCTTTCATTAACACTTCCATCTTCTTCTTGCTTGTCTAATTCTTGAATTAGGATCATTTCTTGTTTTAGCTGATGCCCTTTTAAGCTGTCCTAATGATCTTGCACAATAAGATTTACGTCTTTTAGCAGCCTTGCTACCAGGTTTAACTTTACCAGTAACAGCAGTTTTAAGTTTGCTACCAGGATTTTCTCTTCTATATCGAGCAACACCTGCCTTAGTCATTCCCGCACCACTTTTAGTGGAGCGGAAATATTTTTTAGTCTTAGGTGGTTGTTTGTCTTGTTTTCTAGCCATTAGGACAAAAACAAAGTAAGTTTATTACCACTGCCAGTAAAAGCATGTATGTATGCTCCACTTTCAGCCAACACTCCTGCATCTGGAATGTTTAAAGTATGTAACCCAGTTGGAAAACTCTGAACCAATATATCTGATCCACCTGAACCATCTTTAATGGTTAATGCGCCAGCAGAATTACCAAAAATTACTATTTGTCTTATCCTTGATCTTGCAGGACCTACAACCGCTGCGGCATCACCTTGATCGTGATTAAATGCTTTTACATCAGACCTAATCGCCATAAATGCCTCCTATTAAGCTGCGTAACCCATTAATTCTATAAATAATTTACCAGCAGTGTAATCAGCGTCTGTTGCATCACCAGTTGTTAAATATAAAAAAGAATCTGCGGCGGGAACAGCGGCAAAGTAAACTTTACTTCCTAATGTTGCATCACCTGCGTTAACTAATAATGTTTCAGTTAAATCACCAATAGCACCATCTTCTACTCCAGTTCCTTCTGTTGCAGAATGCACATTAATATCAGGATCACCACCACTAGGTGCTTCAAAACATTCCATACTACCTGTTAAGATTGTACCGTTTCTAGCAGCAGTTATTTGACCGATGTGACAAACTAAAGATGTGCCATTAACACCAATAATATCGCCTGAACCAGTTGATCTTAAACCAGTTAAGTCAATTAAAATTCTTGTTGTTATTATTCCACCAACTCTTTGAACAGAGCTTCTGTAAATAGTTCCAGTACCAGTTGTTATACCAGTACCAGCTTCTACTGCCATTGTATTGGCATCCATAGATGCAAATCCAGCAGATGAAATTGACATTTGAGTTGTTTCTACTCCTGTGCTTGCAGCAGTAGCAATAGATGAATATCCACCTTCAGAACGTAGAGTTCCTTTAAAAGTTGTATTAGCCATGTAAATCTCCTTGTCGTGGCATTTGTCGAAGTTGATTCTTCGTCAAGGTAATTTAACTATACATAAAAAAAGGGTGACTCGCAAGCCACCCTTTTAATAATCGAACAATTGTT